GTGCTGGCGAGCCCAAAAGTCCGCTAGATTTGAAACGGCGCGAACAGGTGTTTGATTTTGAGTGAGAAGAGGATAACGACAAAAGAGCTGGCCGATAAGCTGGGCGTGACGGATCAGTGGATCCGGGATCTGTCGGATCGCGGGATCCTGACACCTGCCGAAGTCAAGGCCAGCGGCTACCGCTACTTTGACACCGAACAGGTCCTGCTCGAGTACATCGCTTATCAGCGCGACCAGATCGACAACATGACCGACAAGGCCACGAAGGAGCAGATCGCTCAGCAGGAGCTCCGGTTCAAAAGAGCCAGAGCCGACAAGATGGAGCTGGAGATCGCGGAGCTTAACGGACAGCTCCACCGGACAGAGGATGTGGAGGAGATAACTGCTGACATCATAGCCGGGATCCGCTCAGCGCTGCTGGCACTCCCCGGAAGGCTGGCGGTAGATGCAGCAGAAGCCAGGACGGCCACGGAGGCAAGCGCCGTCATTAAGACCGGAGTGGATGAGACCCTTAACGCGATAGCGGGGTACAAGTATGATCCGGCGGCTTATGCCAAGAGGGTACGGGAAAGACAGAAATGGGCGACAGTGGAAGAGCAAAAGGCAACCGAAAAAGCAGTGAAGCCGAAGAAGGCAACAACCGCAAAGAAGACAGCCGCGAAAAAACCGGCAGGCTCTTCGAAAGGCTCTGCCAAGGCTTCCGGGCGCCGGAAAACTTAAGCGTATCGGAGTGGGCGAACAAGTACCGGAAGCTCTCTCCGGAGGCGAGCGCCGAAGCCGGGCAGTACCGGATCGAGCGTACGCCGTACATGAAAGAGATCGTTGACGCCTTCACCGATCCGAAGGTCAAGACCATAGCGGTGGTGGCAAGCTCCCAGGTAGGAAAGACGGAAAGCCTGCTCAACATCCTGGGCTACATGATAGATCAGGATCCAGGACCGGCGATGTACGCGCTGCCGACACTGAACCAGGCGGAAGATTTTAGTAAGCGTCGGTTCGCACCGATGATCCGGGACACGGCCTGCATAAAGGAGAAGGTCTCCGACAGTAAGGCCAGGAACAGTGGCAACACCATAACGAAAAAGAACTACCCCGGAGGCATGATCAGCTTCGTTGGATCCAACAGTCCGGCGGATCTGGCCGGAACACCGGCGCGCTACATCTTCGGGGATGAGATAGACCGCTGGGCGACCAGCGCGGGGGCTGAGGGTGATCCCTGGAGCCTCCTGGAGCGAAGGACGGCGACTTTTTATAACCGGAAGATGGTAGCGGTAAGCACGCCGACCATAAAGGACAGCTCCAAGATCGCGGCACTCTTTGACCTGGGTACACAGGAGTACTGGTGTGTAGAGTGTCCTGACTGTAAGGAATACAGTTTTATCAACTTTGACAGTATACGGTTTAAGTTTCACACGGTGAAGGTTAAGCGCAAGACGCAGTACATCGTGGATGAGACCGGATGGGCGTGTCCGAAGTGTGGCTGCTACCACACGGAGAACGAGATCAAGCGCCAGCCACACAAGTGGGTGGCGGAAAGTCCGGAAGCGATAGCCAACGGCTGCAGGAGTTTCTGGATAAACGGTTTCTCCTCTCCCTGGATGCCCTGGGCGGACATCATAACCCGCTTCCTGGAAGCCCGGAAGGATCCGGAGCTGCTTAAGACCGTGTATAACACTCTGTTCGGCCAGCTCTGGGAAGACCGGGGAGACCTGGAAGACGAAGACGAACTGGCGGACAGAGCAGAGGACTACGGGGCGGAGCTGCCCGACGGTGTGCTCTGCCTAACGATGGGTGTAGATACACAGGATAACCGCCTCGAGTATGAGGTCGTAGGTTACGGGCACTTTGAAGAGAACTGGGGTATAGAAAAAGGGATCATCATGGGGAAGCCTTCCGAGGCTGAGACATGGGACAAGCTTGACGCTGTGATCGACAGAGTCTGGCACTTCGCAGACGGTAAGGGCTTAAAGATCTCCCTCACCTTCGTAGATAGTGGCGGACACTACACCCAGGAAGTATATGAGCAGTGTGCTAAGCGACAGGGCCGTAAGGTTTTTGCCGTGAAGGGCGCTAACAGGGGCGACGCTCCGTATACGGCACCACCGAAGCGGGTGGACTTCTGCACGGCAGCAGGCCGGAGCGGTAAGGCCTGGCTGTACTACATAGGAGTAGACAGCGGTAAGGAGCACATTTACAGCGGCTTAAAGGTCCAGGATGAGGGGGCAAGACGCAGCCATTTCCCCAGAGCTGCCGGATACGATCAGCTATTCTACTCCGGGCTGCTCAGTGAGCACCTGGTAATGACGAAGCAGGGCGGCTGGAGATGGGAAAAGCTCCCCGGACATGAGCGTAACGAGGCGCTGGACTGCCGGAACTACGCCAACGCGGCTTTTAAGGTGCTCAGGCCTAACATGGATAGCCTTAAGGCAAAACTGGACGGCAGCGGGGCAGCAGGCGGGCAAAAACGGGTATCTGAGAAGTCCCGGCTCCGCCGGAACCGCAAACAAACATACGAGGACTGGTAAATATGAGTTCATACGATGGGAAAACAGAAAACGGGGTACCGTACATAGTAAGCCTGTACATTCGGAGCTATAAGTACTCCGTGATCGTGGACGATCTGGATGCTCTGGCGCCTCTCCGGAAGGAAGTACGCAGCGGCGGAGGAGCGGTGCAGTCTTATCAGATCGGCGACCGCAATATATCCCGCGGAGCTTTGAGTGCTCAGGATGTGCTTAAGCAGTGGGACAAGCTTATGGGCGAGAAAGAGAGATTAGAAAGCGGCAGGAAGCCGCGGAAAGCTATCGGCGTTGTTCACCGTGACTGGTGAGTGGCGTACGGCGGGGAGTTTTAGGTGCATGTCGCCTTCCTTCCCTCCCCGTCGTTCTACCTTAGAGGTGATGGGATGAAATACGGTTACAAGGGATATGGGAGCGCAGGAGCTTCCGTCAGAAAGAGATCGACCAAGGGCTTTACTGCAGTATCAGGGAGCCCGCGGGAAGACATTGACGACAATAACTATACACTCAGGCAGCGCGGGCGGCTCATGTATATGGGTAATGCCGTGGCTTCCAGTGCGGTTAAGACGCACCGAACCAACACGGTAGGCCTGGGGCTCCGCCTTAACCCGAGACCCGATATGCAGGTGCTGGGGCTTACTCAGGAACAGGCGACAGAGTGGGCCCACAAGGTTAAGCGTGAGTTCCAGATGTGGGCGGGCCGTAAGGACGCGTGCGACGCTACCGGGCTTAACGACTTCTACGAGCTGCAGCAGATGATCCTGACTGCCTGGCTTACCAGCGGTGATGTGTTCGCCCTGGTGCAGCAGAGGGATGTCACGGCTATGAGACCCTACGGTCTCCGGCTGAGAGCTGTAGAAGCTGATCTGGTGGCTACCCCGTCCACTGCAGGAGGCCTTACCGGGAACCGCGGGAAAAACCCGGACAATGGTAACCGGATCTTCGACGGTGTCGAGGTGGATAAGAGCGGTATGGTAGTGGCTTATCATTTCCGCAGCACTTACCCGTATGAGTCCACCACCGAGTCTACCGTGTTCAAGCGTATAGAAGCCAGGGGAGCACAGAGCGGTATGCCGAATGTGCTGCACTTGATGAACAGTGAGCGTCCGGATCAGTATCGTGGCGTGAGCTATCTGGCGCCAGTTATTATCCCGCTGCTGCAGCTCTCCCGGTACACGGAGAGTGAGCTGACTGCAGCGCTTATCGATAGTTATTTCACTGCTTATGTGCAGACCAGCACATCGGACGGTGATGTTCCTTTTAACGAGGTCACTCCGGAAGAAGAGGGGGAGGAAGGTATCTCCCGTGATCCGAACGAGTACGAGATGGGTCCGGGGCAGGTGAACTTTCTGCAGCCCGGAGAAAATGTAGTCCTGGCTGATCCGAAGAGACCCGCCAGCGGTTTCCCTGCTTTTGTGGAAGCAATCTGTACACAGATGGGTGCAGCGCTGGAGATCCCCAGGGAGATCTTGCTTAAGCAGTTTACGGCGAGCTACAGCGCCAGCCGCGGAGCTCTGCTGGAAGCCTGGAAGAGTTTTAGGATGTACCGCACCTGGTTTATCAATGACTTCTGCAACCCCGTGTATGAGCTCTGGCTCTCTGAGGCGGTAGCCCGTGGGCGTGTGGATGCTCCCGGCTTCTTTACGGATCCCCTGATCCGTCAGGCGTGGCTGGGTGCTCAGTGGATCGGGCCGAGCCAGGGACAGCTGGATCCGGTTAAGGAGATAGAGGCGGAAGTCCTGGCGTGCCAGCATGGTTTCAGTACACACGAGGACAGTGCTCTCCGGATCAACGGGTCCGACTTCGGAGCGAATGTGGAGCAGTTAGCCAGGGAAGCTACCCTGCTTTCCGGCATAACCCCTATAAATGTGACAACAGAGGAGGGAAAGGATAATGGCAGTAACGAAGGCTATGAGGGCAGCGAAAGCGGCCAGAGCGAAAACACCTATGCCGATGGCTCCGATGATGAATAAGCCCTACACCATCAATAAGTCCGAAGACGGTAACACCGTCGAGGTCAATCTGTACGGCGAAGTAGTTGAGTCGGTACCTATCGACTGGTGGACAGGAGAGAAGGTCGAGGGCCTGTTTATCGAGGGTAAGCAGTTCCTGGCGGATTTGGAGGAGCTGGATACCGCTGATAAGGTGGTATTCCATATCAACTCTGTGGGCGGTGATGTGGAGATGGGTATATCCATCTACAACCGGATCCGTTCTATGAAGGCCACCACCACGACCATAGTGGATGGCCTGGCTGCAAGTGCAGCTTCTATTATCGCCCAGGCGGGTGATACCAGACAGATCTCCACCGGAGCGCAGCTGATGATCCACGGTGCAAGTGCCGGGCTTGTCGGTTTCTATAACCGTGAGGATCTTAAGAAGATCGATAACATGCTTTCCGCTATCAATAAGAGCGCTGCGGATATATATGCGGAGCGTGCTTCCAAGGACGACGATCATATCGAGTCCATGATGGCGAAAGAGAAGTGGATGACCGCCGAAGAGGCGCTGGAGGAAGGCTTTGTTGACGAGATCGCCGGTAAGGAGCCGGAGGTCGTGGGTATCGAAGGCCGCTCTTCCATGCTCCTGGTGAACGGAGTGCCTCAGAATATGCGCGGGATCCCGATGCCGGAAATGCCGGTAAGCGGGACAGTTAAGTTATCACGCGAGAAGGAAGGATCGCTTGATATGGATATAGACAAAAACGAAGAAGGGAGGAGTAAGGCTATGACAGTACAGGATCTGGAAGCGGCTAACCCCGAACTGGTTGAGCAGATCAGAAGCGAGGCAACCGCTACCGCTGTCGCGGCAAACGGCGAGGCCGTGAAGAACGCGCTGGAAGCCGACCGCAAGCGCATGAGAGACATCGACTCCATCGCTCTGGCGGTTGGCGACCCTGAGCTTGTTAACAAGGCGAAGTATGACGAGCCTATGGAAGCAGCTCAGCTGGCTTTGATCGCGATGCAGAACCAGCAGGCCAAGGGTGACGCTTTTCTTGCCGCAAGGGCAGAGGAAACGAAGCCGGCCGAGGATGTAGTAGTAAACGCCAATAGCGGTATGGAAGATACCGTGGCGCAGGACGAAGCGGAGCTCGAAGCTCTGGTCAACAAAATTAAGGAGGAAAAGTAAGATGGCAGTTATCGAAACAGCAGTAATGGATAACCTGATCGCGTCCAACTCTCACCCCGTCACAGTTCAGACTTGCGTTATCGCAAGCGGCGAGGGCGAGCTTACCCGCGGTACGGTTCT